TCCGTGTTCCAGACGTTCGACCACCACGTCGGACGTTCCAGAGCTTTGACAGCGTCCGGTTCATCCCTCCCGAAAAGTCTATCGAGTATTCCCATACCTATGCCCCCCACATTGACTGGCTCCCGCATGCCTGCCATGCAAGAGCCAACGACATGACCATGTCGTCGTGCATGCCGTCAGGCGCGCCGTATCGCATGGCTCCGCTATCAAGACGCGATCCCTCGTAGGCTTGTAGCTCTTCGATGAGTTCGCGGTGATCGTAAATGCCGATCTCCCGGTGATCAAACGCGGCGGCGAGTGATTCGATGGCCGCGGCTTTGCTCAAGTTGCTCGTGTTGAAATCACGCAGGCGCACGCCCATGCGCCGCAGTTCGTCGTTGTTGGGTTTGCCCATCGCGTTACTCTCCGCCACCACCAGGTAGACGCCGTATCGCTGGCACACCGCGTGGATCCTCGCCCGCTGCGCGCCGTAGTCCATCATCGTGAACCGTTCGATGTGCGCGACCTCGCGCGTCGTCTGGTCGATGACGGTGAGCACGGTGTAGTCATTGCTGAGCGCCCAGTCGAGGCCGGCGACGTAGGTGTGGTCTGTGTTCGGCGAACTGACGGGATGCGCGCGCACTGCGTCAGTGACTGAACGGAATACGCCTCCGCCGTCGTCCACGAATTCGGCAAGCCATTCCTGTCGGAACGTGCGATCGCTCACCGTTTCCCGCGCGCGCTCGAATGCCTCGCGGATCGTCGGCATTGGATTCGCGGATGACGGCGCTTGGAAGGACGCGATGCGGTCGCTGTGCTGACGGCCCTTGAGCCACTCACGGTAAAACCAATTCCGCCCTACCGGAGTCGAGATGAGCATGGCGCGTCCGCCTCGGTCGGCAAGCGTCGGCTGAATCACGTCCGTCCACGATTCCTCGGAGACGCGCGATGCTTCGTCGATGATGACGAGATCGAATGACATGCCGCGCATCGCGTCCGGATTGTCGGCGCTGTAGACGAACAGCGATCCGCCCGACGGGAATACGATTTCGCGTTCGCTCCTGCGCACGGTGAGCTTGTGTGCAACTGGCGCTACAGCACGCTCCGCAGCACGCCACAACGGGCGGCTGTTGCGATACGTCGGCGCGATCCATGCGACGGTCGCGCCGAGGTCTGCACAGGAGAGAGCGTAGGACGTTGCCATGTACGACTTACCCCAGCGTCTCCCCATCGCCACGACTTTGAACCTCGCCGGGTTCCCGATAATGTTCAGCTGATCGGGCCGCAAGGGAGGCAACAGCGGCTTCGTGGTTGAAGACGGTATTCTTGATTTCGATTGCTTCACCATCACGCCCACTCAGCTCCTGCTGCACGCGGTCACTGTAGCCTTTGCGCGTCTTCTCGTACCACACGATCGCGCCGAGGTTGCCCTTGCGGACAAGTGCCATGAGCTTAGACGACACCGCCGCGTGCGCTCGTTGCTTGCCTCTTTTGATGGCCTCGGCATATTCCGCATATTGGTTTTTGCGACGGGCCAGCGTGTCGATGGAGATGCCGAGGCGTGCGGCAACCTCACCTTCGGTAAGCCCGTCGGCGGCTGCCTCTTCCACTTCTCGGATGTCGATCTCAATCGGTTTCCTGCCGCGCTTCCCCATTTGCTGCCACTCCTACTCTCAATGCCACTTCATCGCGCTTGTAGCGCATCAGCTCGGCTGCTGCTTCGATCGCGTGTTCGGGCAAATCGAGAGTAACGCGAATGCCACCGTCTACGAGGGTCTGCACCTTGTAGACGATGGCGTCGAATGCGATCACGATCGTCGCCCCTTCCAGAAGTCTTCGAGGACGCCGACGAATCGGCGCACGTCGTATCCCTGCCAGTTGGGGTGATATCCGAATTGGAAGATGCACGCGCCGTTGAGCACGACGGGGCGATTGCGCCGGTAGTCGAGCCACCAGCTGCACCACTTCGCAAATTGGTCGTCGTTGTATCCCGCCCAAGCAAAGCCGCCAGAGCCGGCTTCTACGCCCGTCTCGCCGCAGAAGTGCACAACGCTCTTGCTCGCACCGCACTGCGTCCAGAACGACGCGTCGCGTCCCTCATACCATTCAGGCGCGACGATCTCCGCCTGCGCGGGAGGAGCATCGGCGAATCGCTTCCCCTTCGTGTAGAGGTGCCATCCGATGCGGACGCGCCCGGCGTTCTGCTGTGCGAAGGCGTAGTAAGTTTCCTTGAACGTCTGCACGATCGCGGGGTTGGTGATGTCGGGCGTGCCGTGCGAGAACTCGCCGATGACCAGCTTGCGCGAGGGGTTCTTCGCCCACATCGCGTTACAGAATGCGCGTTCGTATTCGAATCGGCGGCGCAGCTCATCGGGAGTTCCGTAGCAAATCCAGTCGCACTCGTTGGCGCACGTCGTCCACATGTTGGACGGGATGTTGGCGAGACCGGCTCCCGCGTGATCGGCGAGCCACGACGGGTCGGGAGCATTCTGAAACCAGAAGCGCGCGGCGATGATCGCGTCTGGATACTGGCGAGCGGCCGATGCTGCTCCCATGAGGTTGTCCATGAACAGCACGCTGCGGCATCCTCGCGCGAGAGCGTCCATCCCCGCGTCCCCGTCGTTGAGACAGCTGACGCCGAGGAGATACTTTGCGTGCTGCCAGTCCTGCACGGGCGTCGGAGGCTGCGGCTGCGGAGGCGTCGGCGTGTTCACGAATCGCCAGCCGTCGCCGCGTACCCAGCCATCACCGACGACGACGGAGCCGGCTGTGACGCTGACCTTGCCCCACGTGTAGCGTTCGGCCGTCGTTGTGCCCAGCACATCGAACAGCTGGCCGGGCTGAAGCCAGTACCCGGTGAGCGTGCCCGACGACGTGCTCGGCGCGGATCGGACGCGGAATCGTTCGGTCGCGGTGATGAGAGCCTTTCCGGAGGTTTGAGTCATAGTCGTTTTGAGTCGAACGCGATTCGGGATGGTGGACGACCATCGGCGTGCGGCTTGTTCCGCTGCGTTGAGCACGGCCTTCGTCGTAACGATGTTTGCCCCGCGATCGCCGCGATAGAGCGGATCGTGGTAGACGGTGTCGGAGAGGCGAACGATCCAGTGGCCGAAATCGCCGTTCACCTGGTAGCGTCTCGGGAGCATGCGATAGTCCACCAGCGAGATGCAGGGGAATGGTGCCGACGTGTCTGCGACAAGGTCGATGCCGAGATACTCGCCCATGCGCACGAGGTCGCGCGCCGTGGTGCCGTCTTGTGCCACGTCGAAGCGCTTCGACAAGTCGGTCACGGTCGCGGCCGTTGCCAGCGCCGGGTTGACGCTCCCTGTCAGCATCGCAACGCATGCCGGCCCGCAGTCGTTCCCACGCGGGGCATTGTCGAGCTGGTTGACGTATGGGATATCATTCATTCGGTTCGAAAACTGACCGTATGGCATGCGCCGCGAAAGTGGCTAGGACCTACCGCCCCATCGTGGGCGGATCAATCCTCCCCGCGCATGCGATCTATCTCGCGCGCGAGGCTGTCCAGCTGGGTTGAGATTCGGAGGATCGTTTGGCTCATCTCATCCAGCTTCGACAAGACCTTTTCCTCCCGCCTCATGAGCCGCTCCTCTCGGTCGGCCGACGTTTTGAGCGTCCACACGAGAAGCGCGGCGAACATGGCAGGCATGCCGCCGCTTGTGAGCAGCTGCAGGACTGTCAGTTCACCCATTGCTATCGGCTCCCTTGTTCAGACCGTGTGCGACCTGCTGCACGAGGATCGACGCCGCAGCGATCAACATCTGGGCGTACGGCTCAATGCGCGCCGTGACGTCGGGCTGAGCGATGAGATAGTCTCGCGCCGCGATTGACAGCGCGCCGACGGCAACGGCGATTGACATTGCCACGAGCTGTTTCCCGTTCGGAGTCAACCGCTGGAATCCGCTCAATCGCTCCAGCACGAACGCGGACACGGCCGACACGCCAGCACCTGCAAGCCAAGCAAATAATTCAATCACCGACATATTCCCTCCCCCAGAATCCCGGCGCCGTTGCCGACGCCGGGTGCCCTCGACAGGATACGTACCCCGAGTCCGGGCTGATTACAAAGCGACGCGTTTTGAGCGCGCCAGCTACACGTAGTATATCCTCGGATGATTGCCGCCATACTTATCGCTTGCCTCTGATGCTGAATCGCGGAATAAGCTCGTCCATATTCCACCCACATTCTCGGAGAAGGCGCACCTCCGCATCAGTCGGGTTGCGATCGCCGAATGTCAGCGCAATTGCCTCATCAATGTACTGTCTGTATTTCTCAGTCAATGCGATATTCAATCCTTGAGATTTTGCAAAAGTGAACCTGATCCCCAAGCATTTTGCATTGAGCACTCGCAGCTTCCAGCGAAGCACAACAGCCTCATCGTCGCATTCCTCCGGCTCTCCCATGTTTGTGCTGTAGAACCATGCTTGCGATCCGACGATGTCTCCTTCGCGCTCGCCCCACGATATTTCATCGGCGATACGCGCGCGTTCGCTGATCGGTATTTCGAGATTGTCGCCGCTCACAAAACGCCATTCTCCGGTGCACGCAGAAAATTCCCATATTCCCTCTTGATAGCCAAACTTCTGGCCGTCAATCCCGCGTTCCGTCGTGATTTTGTATCTCATACAATCATCCTCGCATGAAAAATTTAGAACTCATTGGCAAGCGCGTCAACGTCTTGGACAAGGGATACATTGAGCTGCTCGACTTCATGCCGCATCCGGCGTCGGGCGTCAGCGGTGATTTGGCGATCGTCAACGCCGCGCGTGTGTCGTTCATGGGCGAGAGCAAGGGCGACGAGAAGGACAAGAAGCTTCTCTTCTACCTGCTGCGCCATCGGCACACCAGCCCGTTCGAACAGGTCGAATTCAAGTTCCGCGTGCGTGCGCCTCTCGTGACGTGGTGGCAGTGGGTGCGTCATCGCATGTTCAACATGAACGCGCAAAGCGGCAGATATACGGAGTTCGAGGAGAACGATTTCTACGTGCCGGATGTCTGGCGCAGGCAGTCGCCATCGAACAAGCAGGCCAGCCTGGGGGAGGTGTCGGTGGAGGACGGGCAGGCGCTTACCGCTGCGCTGCTCGACCACTACGCACGCGGGTATGCGCTGTATGAGGACGCGATCGGCAAGGGCGTCGCGCGTGAGCTGGCGCGCGCCTTCCTGCCGGGCTTCTCGGTGTATTACACATGGGTCGTGAAGGCCGACGCGCACAACCTCATGCACTTCCTGAAGCTGCGCATGGCAGAGGAAGCGCAGCACGAGATTCGCGTGTATGCGGAGGCGATCTACCGCGAGTTCTTCACGCAGCTCTTGCCGTGGACGGCCGAGGCGTTTGAGCAGTTCGTCATGACACGATCCTCCACCGTGTGATTCTCCCCGTTTTGCGCGACGTGACGAGGCCGCGTTTCTCCATTTCGCGCAAAGCTTTCAGCGCGCGCTCGTAGGTCCAGCCTTTTTGCGTGGCAAACCACGTCGTGGCGAATTCGTCGTCGCGCGCGATGTCGTTCGCGTATTCGTCGGCGATGGCGAGGAGCCGGTTGATGTCGAAACGCTCGACACGATCCGCTCCTGCATCGGCACCGACCACATGAGTTTTTCCTTTTCCCATTCCCCCCTCTTGCTGATCGATATCAGCCACGTGCCGACCGAGAAATATTCGCGCCGCGTGACGCGATGCGTGAACGCGGTCTTCAGCTGCCACGCTGGGACGACGGCTCCCCACGCTGTCGGGTAGGCGTCGCCGGTGTCGGCGAAACGGTGCACGTGCCCGCGCAGCACGATGTGTGTATCCGGACGCTCCATCAGCATGGCCGCGGTTTCGCGGCGGATCGCGCCGCCGAACAACCGCGGATCGTCCCCGCCTCCGCCGACGTGGTGCGCTACGTCGAAGTTCACGCCTGCCACGTCGAGCAGCAGGTGATACCAGGCTGCCATCCCAGTGGACGGGTCGCGGCGTGCGCCGATTTCGCGGCCGATGGAATAGTCGCTGGCAGCGCCTTTCCCCGAATGAGCCTCCGTCCCGCGTACGACGTACGATTCGCTGGCCAGCGCGACGAGCGGGGCGATGACGTCCAGCGCAGCAGCGGCTTGCAGCTCCGGGGATTGCGCGAGGAGCTGCGTGGTCTCATGGTGCCGGCCGTCGATGAATTCCCCCATCCACAGCACGACGACGTGGTAGCGCCGTTTGCGCAGCGCACGGACGCGCCCTACCAGGTCTGCCCACCGCTCCCATAGCCACCGCTGCGCATCGTTGGGCGTGTATCGCCCGCCGTCTTCCAGAACAACGCCCTGCGCCGGGCACAGCGCAACGGACGATCCTACGTGCAGGTCGCCGACGGGCACGACGACGATAGGCGATCTGGCGTAGGGCATAGGCAGATTA